TGGTGATCGCTTGCCCCCTTTTTTGTCTAGCGTCAGACGCCAAATGCCCTAAACCCTTGCGCCGCAAGGGATCTCACGCGTCTTAGATAAGACACGCCCTAAGAGGGTTTAACAGGGTTTAGTGGTATTTAAACTAAACTCGGTTTCGTTTAGCTGAGTGCTAGTCACGTTCGCTGAGTTTGCAGCGATCAGGGGTTGCAGCAAGGGTGCAGTGACCCATGCAACCAAGAGCAGGATCGCTGCTGCTGTGGTGGTCAAGGACAACAAGCGGTGGCTGGATCGCGACCTAGCGCTGGAGCTGTGGAACAAGAACACGGTTGCCAATGCGCAGAGCAAGGTGAGCCGACCTGACCCTGTGATTGAGGCGGTGTCACCACCACTCGACGCGGATGAGTTGAAGCGCCGCGTGAATGGGTTGCCGGATGATGCGATCCCAGACCTGAATGAGAGCAGGGCACGGCGTGAGCACTACCAAGCGGAGCTGGCGAAGCTGCAGGTGACGCAGCAGCGTGGCGAGCTGGTGCCTGCTGATGAGGTGAAAAAGGAAGCGTTTAAGGTTGGCCGCGGCGTGCGGGAAGCATTGGCGAATTTGGCGGATCGTCTGAGTCACCAGCTGGCTGGTGAGACGGATCCGACCATGATCCATCAGGTGCTGACGCAAGAGCACCGTGCAGCGCTGGTGGAGTTGTGCAATGAATAGCGCTTGGCGTGATGGGTTCTTTGATGGGCTGCGGCCTGAGCAGCCACTAACCGTGAGCGAGTGGGCTGATAGGTATCGGCGGCTGAGCAGCAAGGCAAGCGCGGAACCTGGACCGTGGCGCACAGATCGGACGCCTTACCTGCGAGAGCCGATGGACTGCCTGAGCAGCGAGAGCACGGTGCAGCGGGTGGTGATGATGTTCGCGGCGCAGACCGGTAAGACGGAGGCCGGCAGCAACTGGCTGGGCTACGTGATCGACCATGCACCAGGCCCGATGCTGTGCGTGCAGCCAACGGTGGAGATGGCGAAGCGGCTGAGCAAGCAACGGCTCGAGAGCATGATCACGGAGACACCGTGCCTGGCGGAGAAGATCGCACCTGCGCGCGCGCGGGACTCCGGCAACACGATGTTCAGCAAGGAATTCAGCGGCGGCATCATGTTGCTGACTGGGGCAAACAGTGCGACGGGCCTGCGATCAGCGCCGTGTCGGTACCTGTTCTGCGATGAGGTGGACGGATTCCCCAGTGATGTGGACGGCGAGGGCGACCCGGTAGCGCTGGCGGAGCGCAGGACGACGACGTTCGCGCGGCGCAAGATCCTGCTAACCAGCACGCCAACCGTGAAGGACTTCAGCCGCATCGAGGCGGAGTATCTGCGCAGCGATCAGCGGCGGTTCTATGTGCCATGTCCCAGCTGCGGCGCGATGGAGTGGTTGAAGTGGGGCCAGCTGAAATGGGATGAGCGCAAGCCGGAGACGGTGCGCTATCAGTGCGAGCACTGCGGCGAGCGATTCGAGGAGCTGCACAAGCCGGCAATGCTGCGCGCTGGTGAGTGGCGTGCAACGGCACCGGCCGGCAATGGCCGAACGGCTGGCTTCCAGTTGAGTGGGCTTTACAGCCCACTGGGATGGTGCAGTTGGGAGCAGCTGGTGGATGATTTCCTACGGGCCAAGGGCGATGCACCGGCGCTTAAGGCGTTCGTGAACACGCGACTGGCGGAGACATGGGAAGAGGACTATGCGGCGAAGATCAGCGCCGATGGATTGATGGAACGCCGACTCGCGTACCGCAGTGGGCTGTGCCCTGCTGGCGTGGTGCTGCTCACTGCTGGCGTTGACGTGCAGGACAACCGGCTAGCGGTGACGGTCTGGGGATGGGGCGAAGGTGAGACGGGCTGGATGATCTGGCATCAGGAGCTGATGGGTGACCCAACGCAGACGGAGGTATGGGGCCAGCTGGATCAGGTGCTGGCGACTGAGTGGGACACGGAGAACGGCAAGACGTTGAAGGTCGCGCAGATGGCTGTGGACTCTGGCGGCCACTGCACGCATGAGGTGTACCGCTACGTGCGCGATCGCGTGGGCCAAGGCGTAGTGGCGATCAAGGGCAGCAGCAGGCGCAACAGCCCAGCCGTTGGCAAGGGCAGCAAGGTTGATGTCAACTGGCGTGGCAAGGTGCTGAAGCGTGGCGTGACGCTGTATCAGCTAGGCACCGACACGATCAAGACGACGCTATTTGGCAGGCTGCGCCATAACCAACAGGCTGGCGGGTTGAACTTCGGCATGGCTGCTGATGATGAATACTTCAGGCAGGTGACCAGCGAACGGCAGGCATTGCGGTATCACCGCGGATTCCCGATCCGAGAATGGGTGAAGAAGGCAGGCGATCGCAACGAGGCGCTTGATTGCATGGTCTATGCCTATGCGGCGATGTTGCTGTATGGCCGGAGGATGAATCAGGCGACGATGTGGGATCAGTTAAGAGTGCAACTGGAGGAGGGCAAGAGAGCACCGCTAAGATCAAGGAAGAGAGCAGCACCTGCGGCTGCGCCAGCGTTCGTCAGCAACTGGTGAGGCCGTGAGAATCCCCGCATCAATCAGGGCAGGCGACACGATCCAGTGGCGTGATGATGCTGGCGTCGACAATCTGGGCAACACCGTCAGCAGCGCGGACTATTCGCTGACGTACTGGCTGCGCACCAACACGGCAAGCGAGGGCGCGAATGTAACTGGCACGGCATATGGCACGGGCTGGGAGTTCACGATCTCGGCGGCCACCAGCGGCGGATTTGATGCAGGCCAGTGGTATTGGCAGGCGATTGCGAGCAAGACCGGCTCAGTGATCACGCTGGGTGCGGGGCAGCTTGAGGTGCTGGCGGCACTGAGCTATGCCGGCACACCTAGTGCGGTTGATGGCCGCACGCAGCTCGAGCAGGATCTGGCGGCTGTGCAGGCTGCAATTCGATCGCTGATCAGCGGTGGTGCAGTGCAGCAGTACAGCATCGGCAACCGCAGCCTGAGCCGTTACAGCTTGAATGATCTGATGGCGCTGGAATCTAAGCTGAAGGCTGAGGTGAAGCGAGAGCAGATGGCGCAGCTGATGGCCAATGGTCTCGGCAATCCGCACAACCTGTTCGTGAGGTTCTGATGGGATTGCGCACGCGGCTGTTCAAGGCAATGGGATTTGAGCCGGTACGGCCCCATCGGCGTGCGTATCAAGGTGCGCGTGTCAGCAGGTTGACGGCTGACTGGGTGACCAGTGGCACCAGCGCCGACAGCGAAATCAAGAGCAGCTTCAAGGCGCTGCGCAACCGCGCGCGTCAGCTGTGCCGCGATAACGACTATGCGCGGCAGGCATTACGGGCGATTCAGAACAACGTGATCGGTCATGGCATCCGCCATCAGGGGCAGGTGCGGATGCTGCGTGGTGGCCGCTTGGATGAGGCGATCAACGGCCAGATCCACGAGGCATGGGAGAAATGGATGCACAAGAGCCGCTGTGATGTAAGCGGCATCCTTGGCTTCCATGACATCGAGCGCTTGCTGGTGCGCAGCATGGCGGAGAGCGGCGAAGTGTTCGTGCGGATGATCCGTCGGCCGTTCGGCGATAGCAAAGTCCCGTTTGCGTTGCAGGTGCTCGAGGCTGATTACCTGATCGACGACGACATCCCGCAAGCTGCTGAAGGGAACACGGTGCGGATGGGCATCGAGGTAGATGGCTACCTGCGGCCGCAGGCTTACCACTTCTACGCGAACCATCCTGGTGATACCTACGCCGGCAACCCGCGCACCAATGGCCGCCGCGTGCGTGTTCCTGCTGATGAGGTAATCCATCTGTTTCTGCCGGAACGACCGGGGCAGACGCGTGGTGTGACGTGGTTCGCGTCAGCGCTGATGCGGCTACACATGCTGCAGGGCTACGAGGAGGCTGAGGTGGTGCGCGCTCGTGCAAGTTCAGCGCTGATGGGCTTCATCAGCAGCCCTGAAGGCGAGTTGATCGGTGATGAGGTTTACGAGGGCGACCGGGTGAGTGAGTTCACGCCAGGTGTGTTCAAGTATCTGGCTCCTGGTGAGTCGGTATCGGTGCCGGATCTGAATGCACCTGACGGGCAGCTGGAACCGTTCACGCGTTCGATGCTGCGTGCTGTGGCGGCTGGCGTTGGCGTCAGCTTCGAGAGCATCAGCAAGAACTTCTCAGAGAGCAACTACAGCAGCAGCCGGCTGAGCCTGTTGGAGGAGCGCGATACGTACCGCGTGCTGCAGCGCTACATGGTGGAGAACTTCCACCAGCAGGTGTTTGAGGCATGGCTTGATATGGCCGTGCTGAGCGGCACGCTGAACCTGCCTGGCTATGAGACCAATCCTGATCGCTACCGCGCCAGCCGGTGGGTGCCACGTAGCTGGGAGTGGGTGGATCCGCAGCGTGAGGTGGATGCCTACAAGACCGCGGTGCGCTGTGGCTTCAAGACACTGGGCCAGGTGATCGCAGAGCAGGGCGGTGACCTTGAGGATGTGCTGGTGGCACGTCAGGCCGAACTGGCGATGCTCGATGAGATGGACATCGTGACGGATACCGATCCGAGCGAGGTGAACAGCGGCGGTGGTGTGCAGCCTGCTGTTGGGATGGGTGCAACGCCGCCATTTGATGAGACCGACCCGCCGATGGAAGAAGAGGAATACGAAGAAGAGTCCGTGCTTGAGGATCCAACTGAGGCGCCTGAGGACTGATGGCAACCGTTGCTGGCGAGCAGATCGACCTGATGCCAACCGATGGCATGAGGGAAGAAGCGCAGCGTTACCGCGACTGGAAGGCTGATGGCGAAGCTGGCGGCACTGAGGTGGCCGCGGCCAGAGCGCGTCAGATCCTGAGCGGTGATGAACTGAGCGCCGACACCGTGATCACGATGGCCGCATGGTTTGCGCGCCATGAGGTTGATAAGCAGGGCGAGGGCTTCAGCCCTGATGAGGATGGATACCCATCACCCGGCCGCGTTGCATGGGCGGCATGGGGCGGCGATCCCGGCCAGAGTTGGGCTAATGCGAAGGCCGATAGAATCAAGGCATTGCAGGATAGAAAGATGGAAGAGGCGCGGCCTTATCCAAATGAGCACGCTGCCCGCATGACTGATCCCGATCAGTACGACGAACTGCGCCGTGAAAACAACGCTGGCGGTGAGGGCGTTGATTTTATCTATGGCATCAAGGAAGGCGAGAGCGAGATTCAAGCAGTGCGGTTCGATGCGCAGCAGTTCACGCCTGACGAGGCGCGGCAATGGCTGGCTGACAACGAGATGGATCCCATCATGTTTGAGGAGGCCACCGGCGAGGAGCGCACCATGCCTGGCATTGGCCGCCATCAGCGGGCTGAGCTAACCACCTTCGATGAGGTGGAGGATCGCACCTATGAGTTTCCCTTCAGCTCTGAGTTTCCTGTTGCCCGTTACTTCGGCAACGAGATCCTGAGCCATGACGCCAAGGCTGCTGATCTCAGCCGCTTGAACGATGGCGCACCGCTGCTGTTCAATCACAACCCTGATCGCGTGATCGGTGTTGTTGAACGCGCTTATATCGATGGCAAGAAACGACGCGGTTACGCTCGGGTGCGGTTCAGCCGCAACCCATTTGCTCAGGAAGTCTTGAGCGATGTCAAGGATGGCGTTCTACGAAACGTCTCCTTTGGTTACTCCATTGACAAAATGGAGGAACGCGGCAGCGGCGACTTTGTTGCTACTGCCTGGTCTCCTTATGAGGTTTCGGTTGTGTCGGTGCCGGCTGATCCCGGCGTCGGCATTGGCCGAGCCCTTGAGGCCGAGTCCGCTGCTCCGGCAGCACCAACACCCGATCCCATTCCTTCAATGGAAAACACCACCACTGATCTGGCCGTGGTGCGGGCCGAAGCCGCTGAGGCTGAGCGCTCCCGCATCGCTGGCATTTCTGCACTGTGCGACAAGCACAACATGGCCGATCTCGGCCGCCAGCTGATCGAGTCTGGTCGTTCTATCGACGAGGCTCGCGCTGCTGTGCTCGACAAACTCGACATCAAACAGGAGCCTGTGACCATGAGCGCCGCTGAAATCGGCCTCACCGAGAAGGAGAGCCGCAGCTTCTCCTTCCTGCGTGCCATCAACTATCTCGCTAATCCCACCGATCGCTCGGCTCGTGATGCTGCTGCATTCGAGATCGAGGCATCTGATGCTGCTGCTGCCAAGCTTGGCCGTCAGTCCCGTGGCATCACCATTCCTCAGGATGTGCTGCGCCGTGATCTGACGGTTGGCGCTGCAACCGCTGGCGGCAACCTGGTGGCCACCGAGCTTGATGCTGGCAGCTTCATCGATCTGCTGCGCAATGCATCCGCTCTGGACCAAGCTGGCGCCACCGTGCTGACCGGCCTGACCGGTAATCTCGCCATCCCCCGCCAATCCGGTGCTGGTACCGCTTACTGGGTGGCTGAATCCGGCTCGTCTACCGAGAGCCAGCAGACCGTTGATCAAGTCAGCCTGACCCCTAAGACTGTTGCGGCCTTCACCGACTACAGCCGTCGCCTGATGATCCAGTCCTCCATCGATGTGGAGAACATGGTGCGCAGCGATCTGGCCCGTGTGCTGGCACTTAAGATCGACTTGGCCGGTCTCTATGGCACTGGCTCCAACGGTGAACCCCTCGGCCTGAAGCTGACCACCGGCATCGGCACCGAGAACTTCGCCGCTGCAATCCCCACCTTTGCTGAGGTGGTGGCACTTGAGAGCGACGTGGCAACCGCCAACGCACTGCTCGGCAGCCCCGTTTACCTGATGAACGCTGCAATGCGCGGCGGTCTCAAGACCAAGGCCAAGGATGCAGGTTCCGGCCTGTTCGTCATGGAAGGCAACGAGGTGAACGGCTACCGCGGTGTGCTGTCCAACCAAGTTGAATCTGGTGATCTGTGGTTCGGCAACTTCGCTGATCTGATCATCGGCTACTTCTCTGGCCTGGATCTGATGGTTGATCCCTACACCCACAGCACCTCCGGCACCGTCCGCGTGGTTGCGATGCAGGATGTGGACATCGCCGTTCGCCACCCTGAATCCTTCAGCCGCGGCAACGACACCCTCTGATCATGTTGATCAAGGTCCTACGGCAAACGATGCTGGCGGGCCGGGTTGTCAGAGTTGGGGAAGTCCTCGAGGCTTCCTCCTCTGACGCCAAGCTTCTGATCGGTATCGGCAAAGCGATTGAGACGACTGCCGCAGTGGCAGATCTGGTTGAGACCATTGCTCAACCAGCACCCAAACCACCATCCCCCCGACGGAGGGCTAAGCAATGACCATCCACAACCTCGGTTCTAAGACCGATCTGCTGAGCATCCACAACAACGCAGTGGTGTCCGCCACTGGCGCTGGCACCCCCGCCAACGTTGATCTGGTGGATTACGAGGGCGATGTTGCCTTCATTATTGATGCTGCCGCTGCTGGATCTGGCGTCACCCTGACTGCCAAGATTCAACACAGCAACACCACTACCTCGGGTGATTTCGTTGATGTGACCGGTGGCGGCTTCACTGCTGCTGCTGCTAATACCGCATTCCGCGAGAAGATCTACCTGAACAGCAACGACCTGCGTCGTTACGTTCGCGTGCTCTTCACCGTGACCGGCGGCAGCGGCACTGGCGCTGTGTCGGTGCAGGCTCTCGGCTCTAAGAAGTACAGCTGATGGCGTTCACAGAGAATCTGGATGAGTTCTTGGCTGATTTTGGCGTCAACTGCACAGCTGGCGTCATTACGGCTAAGGGCATCCTGGACATGCCAAGCCAGGTGATCAGCGATGGAATGGTGCTCACCACTGACTTCACGCTGACTGCCAGATTCTCCAACTTCGGCAGTCTCGTTCGCGGCGATTCAATCACCGTGGACGGGACTGCTTACACAGTGAGAGAGACGATGCTTGTCAGCGACGGCAAGTTTGTTGAAATCGCACTGCAGAAGACATGAGCGGTCCTTTCAAGGTCAACACTCGCAGCCAGTGGACAGCGCTCAATCCAGTGCTGATGGCGGGAGAACCTGGCGTTGAAAGCGACACCAAGAATTTGAAGATTGGCGACGGCCGATCCTCATGGGACAAGTTGCCATATCACGGCTGCCCTGGGTACTGGGGGTCCTTCTGGGATGAAACATCACAGGTGGCAGCCCTAGCCAACACGGCCCACCCCATCAAGCTGCGGCAATCTGATGCGACAAGCCGCGGCGTGAAGATCATCTCAGACGGTCGCATCACAGTCGACCATCCAGGGATTTACAGCATCACCTTCTCAATTCAGTTCAGCAACAGCGACGCTCAGATTCACGACATCAACGTATGGTTGCGCAAGAACAACGCCGGCAGTCTTGGTGATGTGCCGGCTAGTGACAGTCGGTTTAGCATCATCTCAAGCCATGGCGGTATTGATGGCAACGTGATCGGCACCGTGAACTTCGTGATGGGCTTGACCACGAACGACTACATCGAGCTGATGTGGTCAACAAGCAACGTCACTGCCTACATCCACGCAGAGCCTGCCGGTAGCAGCCCGACACACCCCAGCATCCCCGGCATCATCTGCACAATGGTTCAGGTGGCATCAGCATGACAACCAAGCGCGAGCAGGTTTTGGCAGCGATCCGCACGGCGCTGACCGGCACCACCGGCGTAAGCACGCGGATCTATCGCAGCAGGGTCGAGCCGCTGACTAGGGGCGAAAGCCCAGCCATCGTGATCGAGCCGGTCACCGATCAGGCGCAGCAGAACACCAGCCTGCCCACCTTGGATTGGAGCCTCACTGTGCGGATCGCCGTGATCGTGCGCGGCAACATCCCAGATCAGCAGGCTGATGCAACGGTTGAATCAATGCACAGCAAGCTGATGGCAGATCTGACCTTGGGCGGCGTTGCCTATGACATCCAGCCAAGCCTGGTCAATTTCGAGCTAGTAGAGGCAGACCAACCCGCTGGCGTGATTGCCTGCGATTACATCGTGCGCTATCGCACGCAGGTTGCGAATCTAAGTGCATGATGGTGGCAGCTACGATAGAAGCTGAGCAGGGCCTCGGCGCCCGTTGATTCAACTCTGGGGAGCCACCAATGGCATCAGTTCTGACACGCCGGCGCCTGATCCTGGCAAAGATCGAGACCACCTACGGCACTGACTCAACACCAGTAGGCAGTAACGCCATCCTGGTGCGCAACCTTGAGATCCAGCCGTTGCTGTCCGAAACAGTGAACCGCGAGCTGGTGCGCCCCTTCCTTGGTCAGTCTGATCAGCTACTCAGCCAGACGCGTGTTGAGGTCTCGTTTGAGGTTGAACTGGCTGGCTCCGGCACTGCTGGCACCGCTCCGGCTTATGGGGCAATTCTGCGGAGCTGCGGTCTTAGCGAAACGCTAGTGACCAGCACGAGCGCGACCTACGCGCCAATCAGCAGTAGCTTTGAAAGCTCAACCATCTACTACCACCAAGATGGCATTCGCCACAAAGTGACCGGCTGCCGCGGCACCTTTGAGATGAATTGCGAGGTGGGTCAGATCCCGGTGATCAGCTTCACGCTAACTGGCATCTACAACGCACCGACTGACACAGCGCTGCCGACACCTACCTACAGCAACCAGGCGACGCCTGTGATCTTCAAGGAAGGCAACACGACCAGCTTCTCGGTATTCAGCTATGCCGGTTGCTTGATGAGCTACAACTTCAACATGGCCAATGATGTGATCTACCGCGAGCTGGTGGGGTGCACCAAGGAGATCTTGATCACAAATCGGGCACCTAGTGGCACTGTGGTGATTGAAGCACCGACCATCACGGCCAAAGATTTCTTCACTATTGCAACCGGCACAACCACCGGCAGCATCACCTTCCAGCATGGTCAGACCGCTGGCAACCGCGTAACCATGACCACGGCACAGTCTGATCTAGGCAACCTTACCTACTCAGACCAGGACGGCATCCAGATGCTCAATCTGCCATTCATTGCGGTTCCGACCTCGGCAGGCAACAATGAGATGAGTCTGGTCTTCACCTGATCGCATGGCATTTGTCCTCAGTCAATCGCAGAGCTACAGCTGGCCGGTGGTGATCCGCCTGCCGGCTGATGGCGGTAAGCGTGAGAAGTCGACATTTGATGCGGTCTTCAAGCGATTACCGCAAAGCCGCATCAATGAGATCCAACAGCTGGTGCAGCAACGCCTCAAGGCTGCTGAGCACAACGAAGATCTGGACAATGGCGTGACAGATCAGAGCATTGCCGATGAGCTGCTCGTCGGCTGGTCTGGCGTGGTGGATGCTGATGGTGATGATGTGCCATTCACTGAGGCTGCCAAAGCCCAGCTGCTTGATGTGCCCATGGTGGCTGGCGCATTGATTGGCGCATACTTCGAATCACTGGTTGAGCAGAAGCGAAAAAACTGATCGGCGCCGCTGAGTATTGGGCCAGTGGCGCAACGATTGATGAAACTGAGGATGACGCAGCAGCATTCGGGCTGGTGCTGCCAGATCTCAGTCAACGCAACGAGCACTACGAAGTGATCGCTGATGCGTGGCCAGTGGTTGAGCTGTTCCTCAGGCTGCAGACGCAGTGGCGTGCTGGGTCATCCGGCATCGTCGGATTGGACTATGGCGCTGTGCGATGGGTCATGGATCTGTATCAGGTCGACGATCCACGCATGATGCTTGAGGACCTGCAGGTGATCGAGGCTAAAGTGGTTGAGATCGTCAACAGCCGCAAGGATTAAGCCATGGCGTTGGACATGACTACGGCTCTGACCATCAGAGCCAAGGTCGATGGCACCAATGAAATCAATGCGCTTAATGGTGCACTGGGCAAGACAAGCCAGCAAGCCACTAGCGCAGCAGGCGCATTCGGCAAGCTTGGCCAGGTAACAGGCAATATCACTGCTGGCTTTGGATCGTTGATACCGGCAGCTGCATTGGCCGGATTGACTGCCATCGCAAAGCGAACCATTGATGAAGCAGACAATCTGAACGACCTGAGCCAGCGAACCGGTGTGGCTGTTAAAAGCCTCAGCCGGTTTGGCAATGCTGCGGCTGACAGCGGCAGCTCGGTTGATGAGGTTGCCAAGGCGATGAGCCGACTGGCACGAGGTGTTGTTGATCCTGCATCCAGCGCATCGCAAGCGCTGAACAAGATTGGCATCAGCGCGATTGATTCAAGCGGCAAGGTGAAGAGCCTTGATGAGATCATGCTCTCGATCTCGGATGTCTTTGCCAAGCTGCCAGATGGCGCTGAGAAAGCAGCGCTCGCGCAAGAGTTGTTCGGCAAGAGTGGCGTCAACCTGATTCCGCTATTGAATCAAGGTCGTGAAGCTCTCAGTCAATACTCAGCAACCATTGACACAGGGCTGGCACAGGCATCAGATAAGTTCAACGACACGCTGAACGCGATTGGCATTGCCTTGGCAGGACCATTCAGCGAGGCGGTCACTGCATTACTGCCTGCTATCACTTCAATCGCCGAGGCACTGGTGGGCCTAATCCAAGGATTCTCGGCATTGCCTGAACCACTGCAGTCCGCCATTCTTATCTTTGGTGGATTGGTTACTGCCTTTGCTGCATTGGCGCCAGCTATCTCCGCAGTGATTTCAATCATCACCACGATCGGCCCGGCCATCGCTGCCATCATCCCGGCGCTGACCGGATCGGGTGGATTGCTTGCTGCCATCGCTGCAGTATTCACCGGACCTGTCGGCTGGATTGCTCTGCTGGTCGTAGCAGGCGTTGCGATCTACGCATTTCGTGATCAGATCGCTGCAGCATTCAAAGTGATCGGTGAGGTGATCACTGCTGCTGCCAAGTTGTATTACAACGTTTTTATCAAGCCAGTGGTGACTGGCGTTGACATAGTGATTCGCGGCATCAAGGCAGGATTCAGCTCGCTGGCCAGCATCTTGACTGCGCCATTCACAGCGGCGATCAACGTCATTAAGGGCGTGTTCCGTGGCTTGCTGCAGTTCATCGCCAATGGCATCAACACGGCAACACGTGGCATCAACGTCTTAATCGCTGGTTACAACCGCCTGCCTGCGCCTGACATCCCGACAATTCCACAAGTCACAGTCCCCGCCTTCGCCGCTGGTGGTGTCGTCTCAGGTCCCACCCTAGCCATGGTTGGTGAGGCTGGTCCTGAATACATCATCCCCGAGCACAAGATGGCCAAGGCCGCGGCCAACTATCTCGGCGGTTTGCGTGGCCGTAACGTCATCCCCGCATTCGCAGAAGGTGGTGTCGTCGGCGCGATGGGTGGTGGCGGTGCAGCCAACACCACAGTGCAGATCACCACTGGTCCGGTGCTGCAGCAAGACGGCCAGCGCTATGTCACGATCGGCGATATGGAACGTGCTCTGCAGGACTTCGGTGCGCAGATCTTCCGCAATAGCCGCAGTTACGGCGGCCGGCGTTATCAAGGTGCATTCTGATGAGCAATAGGGCGCAAAGTCAGTACCTGCGCATCTTTAATGCAACCACCACCTACGCAAGGTGGCAGACCTACTACGTGAATCAGACCGTAACGCTTGATGGCGCCAGCTGGTCATACATGCCATTCAGCGCTAGCGGCATCATTGAATCCGGCGCCAGTGGTGGCAAATCGGTAAGCATCACAGTGCCAGCCACAAACAGCGTGGTGCAAGCATTCACGCTCGCATTGAGCTACGGCCGGTTCTGCGAACTCAAAATCTATGAGTTCGACAGCCGACTCGACAACACCGCACCGCAAGCTGGGCAGGACTTGATCGCCAGCTACACCGCTGAAGTGGTGGATGTCTCTGGTAGCTTCACGCGGCTTGATGTGGAGCTTGGCAGTAGCCTGTCACCAGTAGGCGCGCAGGTGCCGCCGCGTAAGTTCACCACGTATCAGATCGGGTCGCCACTGCGGATA